CTCCTCATCCCAAATCTGGCGGGTGCCGTTCTGGGTGTTGAGGATTTTCAGTTGATACGGAGACGGGTGCGTAAACTGGTGGTCATGCTGCCCAGCCTCCTCGGTGTACACAATGGCCTTGTAGTGCTGCATCACAGGCAGCCAGCCGGAAGTAATCCCGGTGTCCTCGAACTTCACGCGCACAAGGCGTTTTTCCTTGTTCACATCGGTAACTTTTCCGATGCGAACATCGACGTTCATGTTCATCAGTAACCTCCCAGCGTATGGCGGCCAATGACTTGCGTGGTGTACCCACCAGAGCCAGATACTGTGTGCTTAGACTGCTTCACGATGTACTTCCCGGACCACGGACCGAAGCCCTCCGCATTGAACGTCAGGCCAGCCACCTTGCCGGGGTCGCCCGGAAAGGTGAAGCTCATTTGGCGTTCAAATTTGTTGTAGAGCCGGAGTTTCTTTGCAGCCAGTTCTTTGGCTTCGGCCTTGCTGGTGACCGCTGCCATGACTTCCAGCTGTTGGTTGGTCTTGCTTTTAGCATCGTAGTCCTTAACGTAGGCAATGCCCTCGATAGCCTTGCCATCAGGCCCAACGTAAGATACCCGGCATGACGCATACTGTGTTCCAGCCCGACCGAGCGAATGACCATACTTGATATAGCTTTTGTCGTCCAGCACGGTAGTCCACACAGCGTCCTTGCCCTCGTACTCCTGCTGGTCAAAGATGACGATTTTGCCATCGGTGCATTTCAGCGACAGCCCTGCATCATGGCAAAGCTGCTGCAAGAAGTCGATGTCAGAGCAGCGGTACTGCTCGACACGTTTATACTCCGGGTCTTTCTTCGCAAGGAACTGGGACTTCATACCGTTCTTCTGCGCCATTTCGTTGGCAATGCCGGAGAGCTTGTACTTTTCCCAACCCTTGCTCTGCTTTGTCTGCCGAATCTGGCTCGTGTACGGTAAGCCCACGGCCTTGATGGTGATGACGCTGGGCGGCCCGGTGGCCACCACGCCGTCAAACTCAAACACGCCGCAGTCGAGGGCTTCGTCCTTGCCATCGGAGTGCCAGTTGCAGGCGGTAATGGTAGCTCGGATTTTCAGACTTCCTTCTCCGCTGCCAGAGGATGAACCAGAAGAACTGCTGCCAGATTTGCCGGAGATCTCGCTGGCATCCACCCAGCCGTAGACACGGGATGTTCCATCGGTGTGGATGACATGGTATGGATGCAGCGCGCCCTCTTTGATGATGGTGATCTTGGCCGGGCCAGCCTTGGGATTTCCATTTGCCTTTTTGTCCGTGGATGCCTTATAGTGCGGACCGCCAAGGAACTGCACCACATCGCCGACCTTATAGCCGTCGGAAGATGCAGCCGATACATCGCCGTCTATCATCTGCTGGAGCCAGCTCTCCATCCAGATACCATCACGATCTTGCAGTTTGATTTGCAAGTCGTCGGAGGCATCCTCCTCGTTGTCGATGAACGACAGCGAGAGCAGGTATGGCATGATGCTGCTGGTAATATCCACACCGTCAAACTCCACCGTACACTCGGCATGGCGGGCAGTATTTTCATCGCTCATGTGACCACCTTCTTCCACGGCGGCAGGGTCGAACTGGTCTTGGTTTCGATTTCCGGGAGCGTCAAAACGATTCCGGCAGGAAACTCAAAATAGTTCAGATACTGCGAGTTCGCAGCCATCAGGCGGGGCGCAAGGGCGCAGCTGCCGAGCTGCGTGTATGCCACGCTGTCCCAGCGGTCGCCCTGCACGGTGGTGTAGGTTTTGCTCATGCGTAACCCCTCCTGAAATTATCAGTGTCGTTGTCGCTCACGATTTCCAGCACAGCTTCCCGGAGGTCGTCATTCTGGGCGTTCAGGACGCTTCGCAGTTCATCCGTATCTCGCATACCGTAGATGTGGTAAACAGGCGCAACGGTGATAGGAGCTGCGCTGCTGGCGTTGGAGCCGTCAGATGCAGAACCGCCGGGCAGCTGCACTTCCGCAACGGAGCGGGTTTCGCCGCCGTTGAAGTAGACCGAATTGCCGCCAGTGACAGTTTCTACATATCGGTTGTACTCCTCACGCAGAGTCTGGGCTTCCTGCTCCTCACGGATGGCATCCCGGACAGCGGACAGGTCAATTGCATTTGTGCTGGTGATCTGTTCCAGCTGCCGCGCCTCGTTGAACGCTGCGCGGGTCTCCGGCGCGGTCAGCACGGTTTCGCCGCCGTTGAAGTAGACCAGCTCCGGGCCGTTCTCGCCAACGATGGCAAAGCCCGGCGTAGCGGATTCCGTGCCGACTGCATAGCCGGGGATGTTTCCGTTCTTCTGGTCGATGTTGTAACGCTTATTCGCCCCGGCCAGCGCATCAGAGGCAGCGTTCGCCACCTTTTCGTACGCCTCCTTGACACGAGGCATCATGCCCTCTGCGCCATCGATAAAGCCCTGAACGGTGGACTGTGCGCTCTTCATTGCCTCGTCGTTCAAGTCCATGTCGGCCACACTGTCGGCTACGTTCTGCGCGATCTCGTCCATGGCATTGCTCATGCCGGTTTCGAGGTCGGCCATGCTCTCGCTGGTGGTTTTCTGCGCCTCCTGCAAGGAGCGGTAATTCTCGACCATCTTTGCGAGGTCGGAATCTGATGCAGCAGCCATGCCGGCGATAGCGTTCACAGAATCCTTGCTGCCATCGGCGAAGCTGGCGATAACGTCGCTCAAACCGTCAATATCGGCAGCGCGTTCGGTTAGGCTTTCGAGGTTCTGGTTGTAGTTGTCCCAGTAGGTGATCTGGCTTTCCAGCGCGGAGTTGATGCTGGATGCAGAGGTGGCGACGACCTTCTCAGCGGTATCCCACAGGTCGTACTGCTTGCTGATGCTGTCATAGGCCGCATTGTAAGCGTCCGTGTATGCCGAAACGAGCTCCTGAATCTCCGCCTCGGCACTGTTGATAACATCGGTGACGGCCTGCTCCTGTGCAGCCACATCGTTTGCGCTGTTGGCGGCATCCTGCTGTGCTGCGTTCAGGGAATCGACTGCATCCTTGGCTTCCTGATACTCGGCCTCAGCTGCATCGATGGCTTCCTGATCCTTCTCCACGGCCTCGGTGTAGTTTTCGACTTCATGCTGGGCAGTGGCGAGGTCTTCCGAGTAGCCCATGTACTCGGTGCGCAGCTGCTGCACATCCTCGCCCATGGAACGCCAGGGAATATCCTGAACTGTGCCATAAGTGGACTTGAATTGTTCGTCCGTCATGCCGAGCGTGGAAAGCAACTTGCTGTAGGTTGTGTCCATGCCGGCATTGGCTTTTTCGACCTTTGCCTGTGCAGCAGCCAGCTTCGCTTCATTCGCCGCACTTTCGACCAGCACATCGTTGTACTGCTCGTAGATTCCGTTCAGGTACTCTTGCCGAGCCTGCGCTTTTACATCGTCCGCATAAGCATTCGCGTGCTGGCGCAGAGCTTCTGTGCCGCCCTTGATGGAGTCCGTTTCAAGATCAATATCATCAGCCAGGCTGGGCACCAGCGCAGACAGACGGGCAAGGGTATCGTGATACTCAGCGTTCCCGGCAGTATTGCCGTTGGTGGCAGCTTCGATGGCCTCCAACTTGCTGATGTACTGGTCCGCGACACTGGCAGTGGCTTCCATGTTGGACAGCGTTGAATGGTAGGTGTCGCTGACCTCGTCCATGCTACTGCCCATATCGCGGGCTGCGCTGGTCAGTTCTCGCACATGCGGGACACCATCGTCTGCTGCGCCGGAAATTCCACCGATTACGGCAGCGAGAGCCGTTCCTGCAATGACAACGCCCGCAAGAACAGGAGCCGTCACTCCAAGGGATGCAGAGAACAGGCCCATAGCTGCGCTGCCAATTTTTATTGCCGCAGATGCGGCAGTCATAACGCCAAGGAACCCTCCAAGGGCGACAGTTCCGGCCGCGACCGCCTTGACTACACCGGGATGTTCCTCAACGAAGCCCTGCATCCAGCCCAGAACTTTAGCCCCGACATCGTACAGTTTGGACAAAGTCGGGGTCAAATCCTCGCCGATGGCGATTTTCAGGCCGTCAGCGGCAGACTGCATCAGAACCAGCCTGCCGTTCATGTTGTCGAGCATGGTGCCCGCCATCTTGTCGGCAGACCCGGCGCAGTTGTTCAGGGCTGCGGTGTAGTCTGAGAACGACTGCCCGCCCTCGGCGGCGGCCTCACTGCACCCGGCCATGATGGTTTGCAGCTTGGAATACTGGTTCGTGCCAGCGATGGTCTTGGCAAGGTTGGCCTGCTCTTGGTCGGTCAGGTCGCCCCAGACACCGGCAATCCCGGTAAGGATGCTGGACAGGGACTGCATATTGCCCTGTGCATCGTAGATGTTCACGCCATAGTTCGCCAGCTCGTCACCGCACTTTTTCGTGTTGGTGGCAAGGCGGGTGAAGATGGCGTTAAGGGCTGTACCGGCCTCGCCGCCCTTAACACCGGCATTGGCCATGGTAGCCAGAACTGCGGTAGTTTCCTCGACAGAGTAGCCAAGGGAGGTGGCGGTAGATGCACACGCCTTGTATGCCTCACCCAGTTGGATCACGTCCGTGTTGGAGTGAGCCATAGCGTAGGCCATCACATCGACAAAGTGAGTGGTGTCGGAGGCTTTCAGGCCAAAGGCGGTCAGATAGTCTGTGACAATATCAGATGCCTGCGCCAAGTCCATATTGGCGGCAGCAGCCAGATTCAGCACCGGGCTGATGCCCTCCAGCATAGACTGGGTGTTCCAGCCCGCCAGAGCCATGTAAGACAAAGCATCCGCAGATTCACCGGCGGTGAACTTGGTGGTTGCACCCATCTCCTTGGCCTTGTCGGACAGAGATTCCAGTTCATCGCCGGATGCGCCGGACAGGGCTTCGACGTTGCTCATGGATGCTTCAAAATCACCTGCGGTGTTGATGCAGTCCATGTATGCGTCTTTGATTTCGTCGAGGGCTTTTGCGATGCCAGCCGTGGCAAGCACAGATTCAACGGTATCGAGGGCTTCGACAGATTTCTCGCCGAAGCCCTTTGCGCCCTCTCCAGCCTCGTCCATGGTCTTTTTGAGGTCAACCTGCTGGTCTTTCAGCTTATCGACCTCGGTTTCCAGCCGAGTGGTTTCTGCTGTCAGCTGCGTGGTGTCCACGCCAGCTTCCCGCAGGGTGTTCCCGGTGGCAGCCAGACGCTGCTCATAGGTGTGCAGGGAGGTCG